CTGATCAACAGCATCCAGCACAGCGTCGTTGTATGCACGAATCAAACGTCGCGAAACACTATTGCTATAGCGGTTGAGATCGATGGCGTTGCGAAACACCTCACGCAGTTCGCTCATGAGTCATAGATGCCCAAGTACTGCGGATCGTCGATACAAGCCACTGAGACGTCACATCCAGCACGCAGCGCGTTACCGACGAGATCTGAAAATTCCGCTATGACATCTTGATCGTATAAGCCGATCGCAGTTTCTGACACTGCCGTAATTTTGCCATGTAGGTACCAGGTGATCCTGATGACTGCATAGGTTTGTTCTGCCAGCTCCTGCTTTGAAAAAAACAGCAGCCGGTTGGTCGGATCCTCTGGCCTGCGTTTGCGAAGGTTATCCAGCCAACTCATCTTCAGCCTCCGGCTCTGCTTCTGGCATTGTGCCTTCTGTTTCAGGCTTAGGCGTAGGTTCGGGCTGTTGCATTTCGATCATGCCGCCAGTCTGCGTTGCCTCGATCTCTTCTTCAACATTGAACTCATCGCCAAGAACCTCACCAGCAGAAAGCTGATTGAGCAAAGTTTCTTGCGTGATGGTGCCTGCGCTGTAGAGCTGTAACAGTGCCTGTATTTCTTGAGGTTCAAGGCGCTGGCCCAGGAAGTCGCGGTTGATGAAACTGCTGCCTGCTTGTGTCTGCTGCATGTACTGCGCGTGAAACTGAAGGCAGTTGTCAATCAGATCCTGCATCTGTTGAGCAATCACCATCATTGTGCTGTCGCCTTGACTGCGATCGATGCGCTTAGCCTCTGCTGTTTCTGCACTGAGCTTTTGCCCCAACACAGCGGCCAGCCCAAGTTCGTTGATCTGGTTTGCAATCTGGTCAAGCCGTTGAAACTGTGCGTTATAGCTGTTGCCTCCGGGCTCGATGTATTCAGCCCGTGCTGATTCGGGCAGTGCCATTGCCTCGCCAGGTCCTGCACTGATCTCTTCCGCTGACTGAGGAAAGCCATAAATGGCCAGCATCGGCACAGCGCTGATGTGCAGCTGGTTGTCCAGATCAGATTGCACCTGATACGCCTTTAGATTCAGCTCCGCAATGTCTGCCAAAGGTGGTCGCGATTCCAGCACGCCGACGCGGTTGGAGTAAGCAACAGCAAACGGAATGTCCGAAAGGCTTGTGCTTCCTTCATCAATCAGAACAAAGTCGCCTTTTTTATCTTTTTGATGAATCTCAAATGCACCGGGGGTAAGCACCCGCACCTGTTGCACTTGCTTTTCACCGTATAAACCATCAGGAACAGTTATTTGTTCCATCAGTCGCAACTGAGTTAGCTGTTGCTTTCCATCCTTGACTTCGCTTCGCCAACCCAGAATGTCGCGTGGTGTGTATTGGGTCCAATACGGGCGGCCATTTTCACCTGCCTTCGGTGCATCGACAAGAACGCCAACGTGCCCATAACGAATGCACTTACGGGCTGTTTCGTAAGTCCATACGTTCAGGTCATTGCCTTGCAGGTCAACGTCGAACAGCTGTTCAGTGACGACATCGCTTACATCTTCAAGACGAACTGGTTTACGAGTCAGCATGCCCGCCAACATTCGCTCCAGCCTGACGTAGTAAGGCGCCAGCGTTGAGCGCATCAGTCTGTTGTCGTATGACTCATCGAGTTCTCTTGGCTCCTGCGGCAAATATGTTCTGTGCTTTTTTCTTACACCGTATGTGCCTTGTAATAGTGCTTCGATCAGAAGCCAGTGCGGCTCCATGTTGATGTAAGCCGTGTTTGGGCTTTCAACGGTGGTGACATTGCCAACACGTTGGCGACCAGAAAAGCCTGAATACACAGCTAAAACCCGCCCATCGCAATCAGTTTAGTAAAGCCTGATGCCAGTGCCCCGTCCAGCTCGTTCGTGCAGTGGGTTGAACTCGCTGAGGATCAGATACCCGAGTCCGTCAGTCCAGTGCTCGATGTTGGCCGATTTGTCGATTACATAGTCTTCAGCGCCTTGTTTGTACGTGACGTTCTTCAAGGCCTTGATGGTGTGCTTGCAACGTGGGTGAATAAACAGACGCATTTGACCTTCCGCTGTGCGGATCATCCAGTTGGTTGCATTGATCTTGTCTTTAACGGCCCACGGAGCCCTAGGGCTGACGCAGCCAAACCCGAATCGTCTGATGATGTCGTGATCCGTCCGGCCAGCCGATGAAGTTTTTCTGGCTGATCCTGTTGGGTCTGGGTAGGCAATGATTTTTCGGTCTGGAAAGCGTTGCTTGAGCATGGCGCACACTTCATCCGTATTGGACTGCTGTACTGCCAGTTCATCCCAGATGTGCAACGTGTCACCCACTCGGCTGCCGAGGACACCGGCCATGATGCTGACGTTGAAGTCAGTGCCCCAGAAGATGGCATCGCCTGTGTCTTTGACTTCATCGCTGATGTTTTCATCGGTAAAGCCTGGGTAAACCCTGCCCGATAAGGTCTCAAAGCTGGCCAGGTACTCTTGACGAAACGTTCGCTCATCCAGCGTTCGCTTGGCTGCTTCAACCTCTGCCGCAGGTACGTTTCCGCCCTGAACTGTCGTGAACGAAAACGTTCGCCAATCGTTTTGATCCTGCGCTTGTTCCCATAAATCGTGAAACCAGTTCAGTCCAGCTGGTGTGGTGATAAACCATGCAGGACCGCCTTGGTCAGACAGGGCAGGCCGCAAGACCATTTCCCACGCGGACTGTTTGACATAGGCAGCCTCGTCCACCACAAGAGCACTGAGGCTCACACCACGAAGCGAGTCTTCGTTATCAGCACCCCGTAATGCGATCTGTGCGCCATTTATGAACTCAATGCTGAGGTCGGATTCGTTTTGCTTTACCACTAGATCCCGTGGGGCCATGCTTTTCAGTTGCCGCCATGCAATTTGTTTCGCCATCCGGTAGTTGGCCGTGACATACCAGTTCAGGCTTTCTGGCTTTTCAAGCGCCCAGTTCAGCAAACGTGTGATGCATAGGTAGGTTTTGCCAAAACGTCGACCACTGCACAGCAACTTGAATCGTTCTTCAGCTTCATAAACTTGACGCTGCGGTTCGGTCAGATTGTTTTCCAGTACGTTGACCACCTCGGCAAAGTCTTCTTGGCGAAAACAATCAGTACCTTCCTCATCCAGCGTGATTGATCCTGAGGGTATGGCCGCAAGTATGCTCATCTAACCCACACCGAGGGGCGGTTGTTCCACAATTTAGTGTCTTTAGCGCTGTAACCTAGTTCTCTTGCGTTTTTGCCGAACAGTCTGCCCATCTTTTTGGCCTCGACAATACCACCATCAGATTGGTAAAAGTCAAAGTGCCCTGGGGATTTTGCGCCAAATGAATTTGCTGTTACCCATACGTTGGGTTCAAGCGATTGCAGCTCATTGAAATGACTGATCGGAGCTTCAAAATGCTCAAAATACTCTGACGCAAAGATCATTGCTGTCCGTGGTTGCTCTTCGAGCAGCTGATCGTTTGACATAAGCTCATAGTCGTATCTGGCCGACATGATCTGGTTAATTTGCCACTGTGCAGTGCCTGGCAAATTAGTACCGATAACACGACGCATCGGAAACAGATGCTTCAGTGCTGCCGTTGCAAATCCAAGTCCGTTTCCTACGTCGATGATCGCACCACTACCGATCAGCGTTTGCAGTCCAGATTCGCAGCATTTATCGGTCAAAAACAAGTCGGACAAATACTGACGTGCATAAAAGTCCCAGCAGCACCACGTATCAGCTAAATAAATGGGCTCTGCGTACACAGAGTAGTCCGGGTTATCAGGCAAGCTGTTGTACCACCTTTTTTCAATTTCCAGCAAAGCCGGATCAGCCTTCAGCCCTGACTTTCCATTTGTACCCAGCAGCTGCATCGTGTGGTGGGCAGTGCGGCATATTTTTTCTGATTCGTTAAAGCCTGCTTGGCAAAGCAAATGATAGAAAAAGTTCAGCCCTCTTTTGCCTTTGAGCTGTAACGGGTTCATCTGTCCTCTGCTTTCCTTTCGATAAAAGAATTAAAGGCTTGTCTCTTTATGGCATTGCGTAATTGTGTTTCTTTTTCGTCAACCAAATGCATTGACGACACGAAAGTACACTCCGTAATTCCATCCTCCGTAAGGCACACCTCATAGCCTTGACCGTCGTCGGTTGATCTCAGCTGCAGTGTCATTTCACGATTTTTGCCATCTTGGCCATTGTATTGATGCAGCCCAGCGCGGCACTGTATTGACTCGCCTTTCTGGCCTCTTGGGCAAGTGTTGCAAGCTGTGCCATCAAGTCGGCTGTGAACTGACGCCGATCGATGTCCCAGTCCTTGGCTGTGACTTCGTTTGCCCACTCTATGTACTTGTAAGCCTGTCGCCGGTCCAACCCCCACTCACGTGCGGCATAAGCCACACATTCCGAGTTCGGCACGTTGCGCGCTTTCAGCGCCGCCATACGAGCGATTCTCCATTCTTTTTCCTTTAAGGTGACCCGCTTACCCATCTCTCAGCCGATCGTTACCTGCTTGAGCTTAAATGATTCTGGCTGGTAATCTGGATCTTTTACAAGTGGTATGTCCTTGAACATTTGCCAGTTGTTTTTGATGTGAAAGTGTGGACGACCGTATTTGTTTTTAAGTTCAACGATGCCAGGCCACCTTTGTTGCAGGGTTCTTGAGCCATAAGCTCTTGAATCTAGGTTCTGGTAAGCGTCACTGTTGCCGCCTTTAACGGTCATCGTTGCCATTTTTTCTGCGCCCATAAAGTTACAGGCGATGGTGCAATATTTGTGCGCCAATGTTTGCAGGCATAGATCTACGTCTTCATTCCAAGGACCACGCCAGGTAAACGGAAGCGAATTCAGCATGCACATGCAGGAGTAAATGTGGGTGTTTTTTCGATAGGGCTTTTTGACGGTGCCTGGGATATTGAAGCAGTTGTAGTTTGGACCGTAAACACCAACATTTAACCAACGATCACAGAAGTTTTCTACGATCCGCAGGGCTAGGCCAGGATCTGTAGGGACCCT